ATTGACGCATCAACATTGAACGTATATGTAGCAGATCCAAATCAAGTTACGGTTGGAAGAAAGTATGCAAGGGTGGATAATATATTAAATTTAAATAAAAACTCTGAAATTTATCTTTCACAAGAAGTTCAGGATGAAAAGTATGAAATTTTATTTGGAGATGGATTTTTTGGTAAAAAACTTGAAAATGGTTCAAGAATTACTGCAACTTATATTGTAACTGATGGGAAAGATGGAAATGGTCCAAGTAATTTTAGTTTTCAAGGAACCTTCTCAAAGGATGATGGAACATTCTTTACACCATCAGATAGTGTAGCAATAACTACTGTCACAAACGCTTCTAATGGGGCAGAAGTTGAAGATGTGTCTTCTATTAAGTATTTTGCACCAAGACTTTACTCAGCACAACACAGAGCAGTTACATCAAGAGATTATGAGGCAATAATTAATCAAATTTACCCACAGACAGAATCTGTTGCAGTCATTGGAGGAGAGGAGTTAGACCCACCACAATTTGGAAAAGTGCAGATAAGTATCAAACCAAAAAATGGTACTTTTTTGTCAGATTTTGATAAATCTCAAATTAAAAATAAACTCAAAAGTTATGCAATTGCAGGAATTAACTCTGAAATAATTGACCTTAAAATACTTTATATTGAACTTGACTCTAATGTATACTATGACCCACTAAAGGTAGCATCACCAATCAATCTAAGAACAGATGTTTTAGGTGCATTGCAATCTTATGCAGATAATGTTGAGATGAATAAATTTGGTGGAAGATTTAAGTACAGTAAAGTAAATCAATTAATTGATCGCATTGATGACGGTATTACATCAAATATTACTAAAGTAATCATTAGAAGAGATTTAAATGCTTTAATAAATCAATTCGCTCAATATGAATTATGCTTTGGTAATAAGTTTTACATCAATTCTGGTGGATATAATATTAAGAGCACAGGATTTACAGTCTCTGGTAGTACAGCAGTAGCATACTTTACAGATATTCCAAATAAAGACTCTGCTGGTAATCTTGATGGAACTATGAAAGGAACTATTAGTGTTGTTACTAAAGATCAAAAAAATAATATAAAAGTTCTGTTAAAAGATGCAGGTATTGTTGATTATAAAAAAGGTGAAGTAATATTAAATACTATCAATATTACATCTACTGTCTCTCAAAACAACATAATCGAAATACAAGCATTCCCCGATTCAAATGATGTAATAGGTCTTAAAGATTTATTTGTTAGTTTAGACATTTCTAATAGTAACATAAATATGGTGAAGGACGTAATAGCATCAGGAGAAGATGTATCAGGTGTTGTATTTACCAGAGACTACTATACCTCAAGTTACTCAAATGGAGTTTTAGAGAGGAAATAATTTATGTCAAAAATTGACAAAAGAATAAAGGTCAATACCATTATTGAAAATCAGTTACCTGAGTTTATCTCAGCTGATTTTCCTAATGCAGTCGAATTTTTTAAACAATATTATATCTCTCAAGAATTTCAAGGTGGTCCAACTGATTTAATCAGTAATTTTGATCAATATTTGAAAGTTGATAATCTAGTTCCTGAAGTTATCACTGGAAAAACTAGTCTAATAGAAAATATTACATCAACAGATGAAAAGATAGAAGTTCAAAACTCAAAAGGGTATCCTGATGAGTATGGATTAATAAAAATTGATAATGAAATTATTACTTACACTGGAAAAGAAAAAACTAGCGAACTATTGACTACACAGATTGTTGGTACTTTTAATACTAAATCTAGTAGTGTCATTAGTATATCAACTGATGGTCTTGATCTTAGAGTAAATGATATTTTACAAAGAACAATTACAACAGGTGAAGGTGGGGTAACTTTTCCTAACGATAATGAATTTATAAGTATTCCAGACCAAACTAGAATCTCTGAGATTCAAAAAGACAAAATAATACTTAATAGAGATATAACTACAACTTTAGATCCAACAGATCTCAATCCTACAACAGTTAATTTTGTCCTTATAAGAGAAAGATATTTCTTTACAGGATGTCTACGTGGTTTTAGTGGTGTAACAGGATATAATGTTGGAATTTCATCTTCATTATTGGATGTTAATAAAGAAAGTTTAAAATTTGAGGAAACTACAGCGTCTACTCATACTAAAGATTCTATAGTAACTAATCTATCGGTTTTATTTTTACAAGAATTTTATAAAAAGATAAAGAAGACATTTTTACCTGGTTTTGAGAATACAACTTTGCACTCAGATTTAGATGTAGGTAATTTTGTAAAATTTGCTCGTTCTTTTTACCAATCAAAAGGTATAGAGGAGTCAATAAGAGTCTTATTTAAAGTATTATATGGAGTAGAATCGAGGATTTTAGACCTTGAAAGTAATTTAATCAAACCATCGGATGCAGAATATATAAGAAGAGAAGTTGTTATTTGTGATTTAATATCTGACGGAGATCCCCAAAATTTAGTAGGACAAACAATATACAAAAGTGATGATTTAGAAACTAATGCATCTGTATCTGAGGTTGAGATATTTAATAGAGATGGTAAAAGTTATTATCGTTTAGCACTATTTGTAGGATATAATGATCGTGATTTAATAAAGGGTATATTTTCAGTTAATCCATACACAAAAGTTTTATCAGGAGTATCAACAACCGACTCAGTTATATCAGTCGATTCAACTGTTGGATTTGGTACTACAGGTACTCTTAAAAGTGGAACCAATACAATCGAATATAAATCAAAAACTATCAATCAGTTTTTTGGGTGTACTGGCATTGATATTGCAATCAATACCTCAGATGATATTAGAAAGGATGAATTTGTATTTGGATATGAAAATGGTGATATAACTAAAAAGGTTGAATTAAGAGTTACTGGAGTTTTAACTAATTTAGTAAGTGATAGTAATACATCTTTAGTTTCAGAGGGAGAAAAAATATTTGTAAAACATGTTGGAGAAAAAATATTAAATCAGTCTTTAACTTATAAACAAAAATTTGCTAATAGTTGGATTTATAATACAAGTTCAAGATTTCAAGTTGATGTTACTCAAGATGTAGATGAAAATGGACAACCTACTGGTGGTGGTACACTAAAATTAAAAACAAAAATTGATAAATCATCTATCAAAAAGAATGATTTATTTGAAATACTAAGAAGAAATGAACAAGTTATAGAGGGTTCTTTTATAGTTGAGTCTGTTGATGAAGATCAAAAATCAATAACTACAAATAATTTAGCATTTGATCCTATATTTGGAGAAGAATATGATATACGTAGAGTAATTGAAAAGGCATCTAGCACGGGAACTGAGATAAGAGAGGGAAATGATAATATTATATCAAATGTATTGAACGTCTATGTTGATAATAGTACTGATGGATATGTTGCATCAAATTCATTGCCAAGTTATACTATCACAGATACAGTTATTAATGAAACTATAATAGGTATCGCACAAACAACGGTTAATTTTGCATTTGATGGTAAAGATGAAATTACTGATTTGTATAATTATCTAAGTTTTAGTTTTGATACAAATAGAGACATAAAATTTATACAAGGTGATGCTGTAGTTTATAATTCAATTAAAGACCCTAATTCTGCAAATAGCAATCCAAGTGAGGTAATTCCTGGTTTAAATGATGGGCAATTGTATTATGTTGACCCACAAGTAGAGGCACCTGGTACAAATATTAACAGAATAGCATTATATTCATCCAGAGCACAAATTGGAACAGCGAGCACTGTGCCAATTGGAATAGGGGTGTCTTCTAAAGATCAGCATGTATTTACATTACAGAGACATCATGGAAAGAAAATAAGTGCTAATAAAATTTTAAGAAAGTTTCCTTTAGAGCAAAATTTATTCAACTTAACAAATAATGATGAAAATATAACTGATATTGGAATATTAAAAAATGGTGTGGAATTGAGATCTCCTGTATCAGAGGATGTTATAAATTATGGTGGTTTAACTGAAATTGATGTAATAAATGGTGGTTCTAACTATGATATCATTAATCCACCAAAAATAATTGTAGAAACTAGCACTGGTGATCAAGCACAGGCAGAACCAATTTTATCTGGATCTGTTGAAAAAATTCTTATTGATCCACAAGATTTTGATATTGAATCTGTGAAGAATATTTCATTGACGGGTGGTAATGGTAGTGGATGTGTTTTAGAGGCAGTATTAGGAGAAAGATCTAGAGAATTAAGATTTGATAGTAGAGATGTATTTTTTGGTGGCGGTATTGACATTACTGATGAGACAATTACATTTCAACAGAAACATAACTTAGAAAATGGTGAATTAGTTTATTATTTAAATAATGGAAATCCATCTATAGGAATAGGTGCTGCATATGATGGTACTAATACAATTACTGGAACATTAGCAACTGGGGACCCATATTATGTTAGAGTCGTAAATCCTACAACAATTAGAATTTACAACAAAGAAAATGATGCTCTATCGGGAATCAATACAGTTGGATTATCAACTGATACAGCAGCAAGTGGTATTCATATTTTTAGAACTGTATCAAAAAATACTATAATTGATATAAAAGTACTTGAACCTGGAGAAGGTTATCAACATCGTAAATTAATTGTAAAACCATCTGGAATATCAACTTCCTTTGATACTGTAAATTTTGTAAATCATGGATTTAAGCACGGTGATTTGATTGATTATTCACCTATGGTTGGTATTGGTTCAACAATGCCAAAAGAAATTCAGGGATTATCAACAACATCATCTTATTATGTAATGAAAGTTGATGATAATTCATTTAAACTTGCAAATGCTGGTGTAGGTGGCACATCTATTATAGATTTTGAAAGAGGAAAAGTTGTTGGTTTAAATTCTACTGGAACTGGATATCAAGTTTTTAAATATCCTGATATTAAAGTTAATCTAGAAGTAGGTTATGCTGGTACGGTAACGGGTGATTTTACTATTACACCTTATGTTAAAGGTTCTTTCACAGGTGCTTATGTGTATGAAAGTGGTTCTGAATACGGTTCAAAAATATTAAACAACGTAGCGAAACCAAGTATAAGTATTGAAGGTGGAAAAAATGCAGAACTTAGACCTGTAGTATCGAATGGTAGAATTGTAGAAGTCGTTGTAGTTGATCAAGGTGAAAATTATTTTTCAAATCCTGAAATAGAAATAACATCCACTGATAATAGTGGTTCAGGTGCCATTGTGAGGTCTGTAATTGAAGATGGTAAA